TTTTTTGCGTTTATTTTTGGCTTCAACACCATCGCGCTCGTTTGCAATTTTGTTCACAAATTCTTGTTGCTGGCGCTTGGTCATGTTTTTGAAATCATCACTGACCTCAATAACCCCAACGCCATCGACTTCAATTTTCATCATCTATAACACCTTATAGCTAACGTCATTTGACGTTGTTGGAGCCGCATAATCTGAGAAATCAAAAACATCAACATTTTGCGTTTTACGGCGACGATTGACGCTGCGCTTGCGAAGCTCGACAGCACGCTCGTTGATCTCTCTCAATCGTTTAAGCTGTGCCTGCACAATTTTGCCGTCATTTTTGTTTTTGATTATTTCGTTGAGCGCTCTTTGTGCATCGCCTTCGGTCTGGACACCTTTATTGAGCCTCAGAGTGTCGTTTCTTAGTTTTTCTAAAAAGGTGTCAAACATTGCTGAGTTTTTCTCTTCTTCGCCAGCCGCGCCGACAAACCCAAGAAGGCTGTCCCCTATGCCTTCGGCAAACCCAAACCTCAAATCGCCGTCATCTATGAGGCCGATATATTTATCAATGTCGCCAACGATTGAGCCAGCGGTATCAATGGCAAAGAAGTCATCATCTTCTAGAGACTGCGCTTTGCTAGAAAGAGGCTTGCTGGCTTTTGCCTTATTAGCTTCCGCCATAATATCGTCATAAACTTCGGTTTTAACGACCCTTGTATTGCCATCAGCATCTGTCGTATATTTAAATTTACCGCCATCAAGAACGCCTGTCTGAGGCTTTGTTGGGGTGTTATAAACGACCTTCGGGTTTGCTGGGTCTGACAAGTCCATCAGCGCTCCGCCGACAACTTGGAACTTGCTTTGATTTAGCTTATCCTGACGCGCCTGCTCTAGCTGGTTCATCTTATCCTGACGCGTTTGCGCTGTGTTGAAGCTGTTCTGCCCCATCTGTAAGCCCTGCGCTAATGCGCCGCCAAGTGAGACAGGTCTGCCGACCTGCGGAGCGCCACCAGCCAAAAGGCCAGTTGCTAGACCCATCACGCCCTGCGTGCGCGGGTCATCAAAGTCACCGCCAAGCAACCCGCCCATATTTTGTCCGCCACCAAAACTCATGCCGCTCTCCTTACATCATGCCCAGCAAGCCGCCACCAACAGCGCCAAGCATAGGGTTGAAACCAAGCGAAGATCCAAGCTGTGCGCCGCCAAGTGCGCCGCCTAAACCAGACGCGGCCTGATTGCGAAATACAGGGTTGCTAGTGTTTGAGCCGACTGTACCGCCGCCAACCAAAGCCAAATAATCCTTTAGCTTTTGTGCGCCGATATTTTGCTCAAAATTGAACCTATCCATATTGCTTTGCAGTTCCGCCTGCGCTTGGCCTTCTCTTGCCGCGCCAACCTGACCCAACTGAGCTAAATCCATATTTTGCACTTGAGGCGTTTGGGTAATAGCTGCCTGCTGTGCCTGCAATGCGGCAGGAGCTAACGCAGACGCTAGAGCCTGCTGGTTTGCACCAGAGCCGTATCTGCCCGCCTTTGCAAACTGGCTTTGAACTGAATCGATTACAGGTTTAAACGCCGCCATCGCGAGCGGGTTTGTGCCCATAAGATTCTGCTGAACAACGCCCTGCATTTGTGCAGTCATGCTGTTTGGGTCTAGCGCTCTATTGCGGATTCCCTGCACCGCCATTTCGTTCTCAGGCGAGAAGCCTATGACTGTAGAGTCAGGATAAAAATTAGGCATAGAGGACTGATATTGATCCTTCGCCTCATTAAGCCCAAACTCAAGAAACTCTTTAGCATAAGCCGGAGGCTCAACTTGCGTGTTCACAGTTTGCGGGCTTCCGCCGCCGCCACCTTTAGACATAGCTTTTTACTCCTACTGTTGCGGCTTCTTCATAGCCGTCCAAAGCGCGAACCCAGCCGCGCCGTCCAATAATTTCACAAGCAACACAATTATAGCCTTTCGACCATTCGATTGCCCGCTCTTCTAGCTCTTTTAAAGTTTCTATATTCCCACCAGCTAACCAAAACCGCAAAGTGCGCCGTCTGGGGTAGCTAATAACTTCGGTAACAAGCCCTGCATCTTCAGCAAACCAAAACTGAGCATCGCCGCGAATAACGCTTGCAAAAACATCCGCCATCTTATGAGAGCCATGCGCGTGTTCCAGCGCCGCTTTTATAAAAGGCTCACAGTTTGTCCATTTATCCGATAATGACGTATCCGAAGGCTCTATCGGCTTGGCTGTTGTTTGCGTGGGTAACTGTAAAGCTCTGTTTTGCGCGGGTGCTGACATGAATTGTCCCGTTGCCTATTTCTGCGGATGCGTTTGCTGTTGTTGGCATTAACAAAATGATGCTATCCAATCCTGCACGGTAATCTGTAACTGCAGTTGTCGCGGCGCTGGCAGTGCAGGTGAACGTGCCTGTGCTGTTCAGCTTGCCGTCAAGCACACCGTTCACAACTTGTGAAATCTCACGCGGGTTGTTTGCCTCTGACGGAAGCCTCCTAAAATTAGCGTCTGCCAATAGCTCTGCCCTCTATGTCAATTCCCTGCGCAAACGACCAGTCGCCAGTGATGCTCATTCTGGCGCGATGAAAACGGCCCTGCACGCGGTGCTGGCAAAAGCCTTCATCAGTAAGCGATGAAGCGGCGTCAAACGTAACGCTGTCATCTTGCCTGTCTCTTGCCCCAATTTGAATGGTAACTGAGCCATCTTCAAAATATGGAACCGACCGTGTCACGATGGTGTGCTTGTTTTCCGTCAGCGCAAATTCAGACGTTTCAATAACCGCTGGAAGAACCGATCCAGTGAATACAAAAATCTTTTTATCAAAGCTGCCGCCAAATAAGAACGTCCCACCTTTATAGAGAGCGCTGTCAAGTGGCGCTGGCAGGCTGTCCAGATTAGATGCAAGATTGTCCAGAGCCTCAAGCGAATAAGCGGGAGTGAAAAGAGGGGCAACAAGTTCAGCCGCAACTTCCAAAATAGACCAGCGCCCCAGCGCATAGTTATAAACCAAGATTTTGTCTGGTGTATCATCGACAGAGCTGTTTGAAACATAAGACCAACAAACGATTTGATTTGTTGGGTCAACCGCTGCAGACATCTTATCAGTGTGGGCATCGTCAAAGTCCTTAAAGAAAAACTCGTTAATCTTCTCTGCGCCGATTGGCTGACTGCTGCTGTGCCCTTCGAAGCTTTAAATGCCGTCCTGAGACAGGTAGAAAACCGAACCGCCACCGTTTGTCACGCTGTTTGGGTAGGGGCATCCGCGCTGTGTCTCTACACGGTTGATTTCATAAATAAGTGGCGAGCCTGCATAGTAAGCGACAGCGATGGCACGCTCTAAAAGAATGACCGCTCGCTCTCCGCCAACTAAACCTGTGATAGCACCAGCGTCAGGAATTATCTGTGAGTCAGCTTGGTCTGTTCCTATCGTCCAGCTCGTCTCATCATTGAGACCCGACCAGCGCACTTTGTTAGGCACCCTGCCGGAGCCTTCATCGATATTAGCTGTCCAAACTTGGTCACGTACAACGGCTATAAAGTCTGCTTTCGGTGCTGACGATGATAAATCAGAGAACGCGCTATCTGTGCCGACAACAAATTTCTGTAGCTCCTCACCAGTCCCGCCAGCCGCTATCACGCTTGTGCCGAATTGGACAAAACGCCAACGCTCCGCACCAGCCAAATCATAAGCAGGCGAGCCAGACTTACTGACATCTGACAAACTGCTATTTACCTGATTGAATTTATATAGCTTGCCCTGATCACCAGCGAATAGGCTCACAAGCGCCGCGTTATCCTTTGCCGCAAAGATGCCCCTAATCCGATGGTCAGCCGCGCCGCTGAACTCTACGAAAGACGGATAGCTTCGATAGCCGTTTGCCGCTGGGATTGCGTTTGTTGCAACCGTCACGCCTGCGTTGTTTACGCTTGGCTGGTCAGGAAGGAATTCTCCAAATCTAATCATTGCTTCAACCAGACCTCACTGCCTTTTGGCTTTATTGCCCAAACTTCTGTTCCTGCGGACTGTATGCTCCACACTTCATCGCCTGTCGCAGTATCAGACCAATCTTCGCCCAGCCGCTTTGCTGTAGCATCGCCAGTGGCTGTTGTTGCCGCCAACGCTTCACTTGACATCGTTGCAGTTAAAGCCGCAGATGCTTGGGCTGTAGATTCAGCAGAGGCGTTGACTGAAAAGACAATGTTTGCAGTTACGTTCGGTGCTGTTGCCGTTGCCGTTGCTGTTGCTACGACCTGCCGGATAAGTATTGATGACGCGGTTGCCGTTGCCGTTACTGTAGCGCTGCCGAATGGCAGTCGAATGGCGTTTGCTGTTGCGCTAACTGAGCCAACAGTTGCAATCGTTGCGCCCATATCAATAATGCGGAAAGCGCTTGCTGATGCGCTGGCACTTGTCGAAACAGATGCGTCAACCTCAATTGCAAAAACAATCTCTGCGGTTGCGGTGGCTGTTGTCGCGCCTGTTGCTGTGCCCTGCTTGACTGACAGCGAAGATAAAGAGTCTAAATTTCCGAAGCCATCGAGCGCGTCCATCACGCCCCAGCTATCAAGCTGTTGCAAAGTTGGGCCGCTAAACTCTATTCTGCCCATATCATCGGCGCTATCAAATGAGCCGACAATCTGATCTAGAGACGTTGTTATCTGGTCAAGATTTGGAATTCCAACAGCCATGTCAGCCCCCTATTAGGCGGCTGTAATTGTAAGAGAGCCGCTTGCTACTTTTAAGATATCGCCAGAGGCAATCGCTTTGCCTGTTGTAAAGGCTCCGTGATAAAGAAGGTTGCCGCTGGTTGCCGCATCCCAGATGCCCCAATGAGAAATTGTGCCCCAACTGCCAGTCGCGGCGTTAAACTCAACAGCCGCATTGCTTGATATACTGCCGGATGCTGCCGAAGCAAAAGTCACAGCTTTG